GCTAAAAAGAAAGGGGACTAATCGATGTCTGGCTCTGATGTAAAAGCCAAGCGCGTCACCGGAACGGGCTCACTTGGTGTGGGTCCTGCTCGGATTCGTCAAATACAGGTTTTATCTACTACCGGGACTCCCCGCCTGACTGTTACGGATGGCGACGGAGGGTCCACAGTACTAGACCTGGATTTTTTGGCATCGGACTCGCACTCAGTAAACATTCCGGCAGAAGGTATTCGGGTAGATGACGTGTATATTTCTACTTTGACTGCAATTACTGCCATGACTGTTTTTTACAACTAGTCGGGGGTTCAAATGGCTAACGTTATTCGATCTATTTCTCAAGTCGGAACTACGGAGCCGTTTGAACTTCAGGTTGCAAGAGGTCAAGTACCGGGCCACAGTGTAAGAAACATCTTTGGATTTAACCCGGCAATTGGCACCGTGTTAACGACTCCTTGGGAATTAGCAGACACAAATGCGCTGCCTATTCCGGGGTCTGCTTTAACCTTTAGCCTTGTTAGCTCAAGCGCCAGTGACACTAGTGTCACCATTTTAGTCACCGGAGTTAACGCTAATTATGAGCTGACTCAGGAAGTAGTGGCTTTAAACGGCACCACTCCCATAAACACGACAAACACCTATCGCTTTATAAACGATTTAATTACCACGTCTGGCAATGCGGTAGGTAATGTTACTGCAAGTAACGGCGGAACTGTTTACGCTCAAATTACAGCAGGGCGAGGCAAGAACCAGTGCGCGGCATATATGGTACCCGCAGGATATTCTTTCTATTTAACTCGTATTGATGCGTTTTCTGGAACCGCTACCGGAGCAAGTAAATACGTCAATTTCAGAAACAGAACAACTAGTTCAGATGGCCGTATTTTTAATGTGGCTCAGACAACTTTTGGGTCTCGGATGGACATTGGTCGTCAGTTACCATTTAAGGTATCCGAGAAGACCTTGCTAGAGCTACAGGTTAGTACCAACAGCACTACTGCAGACATCGGCGTTTTCTCTGACGGATACCTAATTAAAGAGGAGGGCCCTGCTTTTGCCTAAAGCTAAAGATGTGGAAAGAACTCCTTCAGGTCGTATTAAGTATCGTGGAGAGACGTTTGCCGGTTTTAACAAGCCGAAACGTACCCCTAATGGTCCTAAAAAGAGCGCCGTTTTAGCTAAAAAAGGCGACGAGGTTAAGTTGGTCCGCTTTGGCGACCCTAATATGTCGATCAAGAAAGATCAGCCCGGTCGTCGAAAGAACTTTAGGGCGCGTCATTCCTGCGATACCGCCAAAGATAAATTTAGTGCACGTTATTGGTCATGTAAGGCTTGGTGATGGAGGTCAGGTTAGAAATGGATGACGTAGAATTAAAAGCCAAGGATGTGCTTTTACTTCTGGAAGGACACGAGCGGGAGTGTAACCTTCGTTACACTGCGATTAACGAAAAGTTAGAGTCCCAAAAAGATACTTTAGATAAGCTGGATGGACGGATGTGGCTAATTGGAATATTAGTTGTCGCCGCGCCCTTCGGCATGTTGTTTGTAGAGAGGTTGTTGTAATGGATTGTTCCCCAAGAAAAATGATGGCTATGGGCGGAGAAGTTAAGGCGTCCAAATGCGCGACTAAGTACCGTTATGGCGGCGAAGTAAAAAAGATGAGCACCGGCGGCGAAGCTAAAAAAGGTCTTTACGCTAATATCCACGCAAAGCGCCAGCGTATTGCGGAAGGATCTGGTGAAAAAATGCGAAAAAAAGGCGCTAAAGGTGCCCCGACCGAAGCGCAGTTTGCAGCCGCAGCAAAAACGGCTAAGAAAAGGAACGCATAATGGCTACTTCAGGCTCCACTGATTTTGAACTCAATGTAACAGAGTACATTGAAGAAGCATTTGAGCGGTGCGGGCTTGAGGTACGTACCGGTTATGATATTAAGACTGCAAAACGGTCGTTAAATTTAATGCTGGCTGAATGGGCGAACCGTGGGCTTAATCAATGGACAATCGTGCAAGACACCCAAGCACTTACTCAAGGTACTGCTGAGTACAGTCTTGGTAGCAACGTCATTGACGTGCTTTCTGTGGTTTTGCGTCGGAGTAATACGGACTATTCTTTAGATCGTTTAAGCCGAGACGAGTATTTAAACGTTCCTAACAAAACTCAGCAATCTAGGCCGTCTCAATATTTTATCGACCGTCAAATCAACCCTTCTATCAAGCTTTGGCCCACCCCAGAAAACAGCACCGACGAGATTGTTTTTAATAAGCTTGTTCGTATGGAAGATGCGGACACTCCAATAAATACGATGGACATACCGTTTCGTTTCTATCCTTGTTTAGCGGCGGGTTTGGCCTATTACTTATCTATTAAACGTGCGCCGGACCGGATCCAAATATTAAAAGCTGTTTACGAAGAAGAGCTGGATCGAGCTATGACAGAGGACCGAGATCGTGCGTCTTTCAATATTGCGCCTAGCTTAGATTATTATAGGGTCTGATATGGCAAGGTTCGCGTCTGGTAAAAACGCATATGGGATATCGGACCGTTCGGGGTTTCGGTACCGATTAAATGATATGCGTAAAGAGTGGACCGGGATGTTAGTCGGTAAGGATGAGTGGGAGCAAAAGCATCCGCAACTTCTGCCTCGCAGAGATGTCACAGACGCACAAGCTCTAAAAGATCCCAGACCTGATAGAATAGAGCCTATGGCTGTTTACGTTGGAGTACCCACCGTAGAGCAACCTTCGGCAAAAGCCGTTCGCGGAATAGCTAAAGTAGGCGCCGTAGGAGTATCCACATCATGAGTTTTACATACGCTGAATTAAAGCAGGCGGTACAAGATTATACGCAGAACGACGAGACTTCGTTTGTTACAAACCTACCCATTTTTATTCGGGCTGCGGAAGAACGGATTTTTAAAAACGTACAGTTAGATCTTTTCCGCAAAAACGCTTCTGCCAGCATGGCCCTGGGCAACAAATACGTCGCTCTCCCAGGCGACTTTCTTGCGCCTTTTTCGCTTTCTATTGAAGTAAGCAGTAACAAAGAGTTTTTAGAGCTAAAAGACGTGTCGTTTATTCAGACATACTCTCCGGACGCTTCCGTAACAGGGCAACCTCTGTATTACTCTGTTTTTGACGTAGACAACTTGATTGTGGCGCCTACGCCAGACGCAAATTATGTGGTTGAACTTCATTACTACTACCGTCCTACCAGTCTAACAGCGCAAATAGATAGCGGAACAACGTGGATGAGCACTAATGCCTCCGTAGCTTTGTTATACGGTACTCTTGTAGAGGCATATACATATATGAAGGGCGATCCCGACATTATGCAAAATTATGCACAACGGTTTGTAGAAGCAATTCAAAGCTTGAAGATGCTTGGTGAATCGAAAGAGGTCACGCAGGAATATAGGACCGGCAAGGTAATGAGGCCGAAACAGTAATGTTTGATGTGGATGTTAAAACAACGGTAAATCGAGGTTTTAACCCCGAAGAGTTAGCGGAACAGTGCGTCAAAAAGATCGTATCTGTTTCTGAAACTGCTCCCGAGCCTTTAAAGCAACAAGCAGAAGCTTTTAGGGAAAGCATCAAAAACGTAGTAGAATATTATTTGAAACAAGCGGTTAGCAGTGATCGAACAACCGTTTATAATGAACTTAACAACGCCGGTCAAAAAGAACTGGCCGAGCTAATCAGGAGATTGTGACATGGCGTTTTCAGGCAACTTTATGATGACCTCTTTTAAAAAAGAGCTTCTCACTGCGACGCATGATTTTACTCCGTCAACCGGCGATACGTTTAAGTTGGCTTTATATACAAATTCTGCGGACGGCACTAACTTTGGCGGTGGAACAACCACTATGGACGCCTCCATCACAGCGTACAACACGGATAGTGAAGTGGGTGCTTCTGGTTCTTACAGCGCGGGCGGTGGCTCGTTAAGCCCTACCACTCCAACCAGCTCTGGAACAACGGCGTATGTTGATTTTGCCGACTTGACCTTTACCTCCGCTACAATCACCGCTCGTGGAGCTGTGATTTACAACAGCACCGGAGGTTCAAACCAGGCGGTTGCGGTCTTAGATTTTGGTTCAGACAAAGTGTCTACGGCAGGTGATTTTCAGATCATCTTTCCTAGCTCAGACGCATCCAATGCAATTATTAGGATTGCATAATGTCTTTAAAGCTGGGCGAGCGCGTCAAACAAACCACTACCACTAGCGGTACGGGCGACATCACGTTAACGGGGTCTGTTACCGGGTTCCAAGATTTTTCTGCCGTTTTGTCGGTTGGAGAAAAAACGACGTACTCAATCGTCGATAACTTAGCCGGTGAATATGAAGTCGGAGAAGGAACGTACTCTGCCACAGACACTTTGCAGCGTGATCGCGTATACGCAAGTAGTAACAGCGGAAATAAAGTTGACTTCAGCTCTTCTTCTAAAGACGTTTTTATCACATATACTGCAGAAAATTCAGTGACATTTCAGCAAGCATCCGGATTAGCGATTGCTTTAGGAGGTTAAGGTGGCTAAAAAACTACTCTTTACAAACACATTTACGCCATCTGAAAACAAGGTTGTCGTTAACGAGATCGTCGATCCGAAGCGCTTGCTTTTAATTACCAACGTAACTAGCAACCAAACGCTCTTTATGTTCAACACGTCCGCGTTTGGATACACTTCTGTAACCCCTAATTACACTGACTATACGACTACTATCGTTGTAGATACCGATTGTTCTGCAATGAGCAGCGGTGACGCTATTCAAGTTTTTGTTGAGCAAGACAGCGCGAGAATCGCTCCAGCGGAAGAATTTACGGATCCCGTATCTAAGATACGTGTATCAAACCCTGAAAACTTGATTGATACCGACTTTGAGTACGGGCTTCAGTCTACTAAGTGGGAAACGTTAGAGTTAACAAAAAACATCCCTACCTTTTTTAGTCGGTCTGGCGATCTGGAAGTTGCAATTACCGACATAACTACTGAAACAGGTAGTAGCTTAGTCACGGTTACTACGGAGTCCGCTCATGGATTCCAACGCGGTTCGCCAATCATTGTTATTGGTACAACTACCGTAACTTGCGATGGTGGGTTTGTTGTTAACAGCGTAGCAGACACCACCACCTTTACTTATATATGTAAATCAAGTCAGACAAATACTGGAAGCATCTTAGAAACGTACACTCAGTTATTCCCAGGATCTATTTATTCCGGTACCGAATTTAAACTAGCTGGCATTGGGGCGATTGCAACAGATGAGGCAACGCCCAGTACGTTAACGGTAACTACGCAAGAGCCCACTAATTTTACCGACGGGACTAGCATGGTGTTGTCTAACACATATGCGAAATCGGACGTTACTTTTGATACGTCAGACGTAATTACGGACAACCAAACAAGTATTAGTTTAAACATGACTAGTGCCA